GAAGAAAATCCAATTGCTTTCTTTCCAAATAAAAATATAGAATCATCCTTAGAGTTAAGAGTAACTCTACCTGAATTAATTATTATTTGTTCTCCTATATAGGGAAATTTTGGTTTATATTCCATAGTTATTTAAGGTTATCTGCTTCTGTAGCTGATTGATCTTCCGAATATAGATAAGGGTCTGGGATTTGAAGTGCAGAGTTAAATGCTGCTCCTACAGTTACACCAAATGAGGTTAAATTTTTAGAAGCATATTCTAAAGGTATTTCTTGACCTGAACACATATAAATAGATGATCCATCAAAATTAATATCTTCATATACAGGAACCCATGGTTCAGGATTTATATCTGTAGTAGTTTGACCATTTCTAATAATAGTAATAGGAGATCCTATTTCACCTTGTGAACTCCATGAATTATTAGGTTGTTTTTGTGGAGTTGTAGAAGAAAAACGGATTGAATTTCCCCATCTACCTTCAACTATTACATCTCCTTCTTCAGGTAATAAATTCCTTATATCAATTTTTTCTTCAAATGAATTTCCTAAACTTAAAATTTCCTTTTGGGAAACACCTTTAGCTAAATTTTTATTAAAAGTGTTTATATCTGGGAATATATTGTGATGAACACTATTCCATACACCTACTGTAGTTAAATAATAGTAGGTTTTAGCTTGTGGATCAGTATTTAAATCATATGAGGGAGCTTGAAATATCATAACTATCTCATTTAATATAGGATACTGTATTACATTAGTGAATAAGGGTCTTGCTATTAATTTAGTAGCAGTTCCAGTATCAACAGTAGTGCCAATAGGAGTAAATTTTACTGAACCTAAACCTGCCCATCCTCCGGCTTCTTGAAAAAAATTATCAGTCTTAGTTTTTGGAGATACTAAAATATCATTAACTCTAGCAAAGAAAAATGGGGTTGAATTATCACTCCCTCCTCCTTGAGAATTTGATTTTATAGCACCTTGTAAACTAGGATACATACTCATTCTAGTTCTTTATTGGAGATTGAATTGCCTGATCATTTAATTGTTGAATAGACATAAATAATTGTTCTTTATCTCCATCGGATAAAAATCCTTCTTCTTCTCCACCTTTAGTATTCATAGCTCTTTGAACTATACCAGCCATTTTAATTAATAAATCATCATTTTTAACTGATACGTCTAAATAATCTTTAATAAGGGGAACAATAATAACCGCATCACCTGCAGAGGTGATAAATGGTTTTAAACCTTCTATTAGATTTTTGATTTCCTTTTCCTTATTAGAAGAATTGGTATGTATTTCTTTTAACAAATCGGCAAATGTTTTTTTACCGAATAGTGTTACTGAATTAAAATCCATAATATATTTTCGTTATAAATATGGTTCTGTTAAAGATTTTTTAATATCTTAAATCAACATAACCATAATCTAAGTACTGTTGTAATAATCTATAATGTACTTTCTTAAGTGACTTTATTACTTTAGTTATTTGAGGAGTATCTTGATCTGTTATTTCTCTAATATAGATGTATAAAGCCTTTTTATTAAAAATATCTAAATTTTCTCTATGTCTAAATAATTCAACTATAGCGTCTGCTGTTCTAGCATCCTCATGATCTGGGAATATTCTAAATAAATGAATATCCATATACTTAATAAAACTCTCTATAAAATAATTTTCACTAACCATCGGATCATCTGAAGGAGAAGAACTATTTAGTATATTAATTACAATTGTTTTATCTTCATCTATGGCTCCAACCTCAGCTCTACCTTTTAATTTCTCATAATTTTTATTATTATAAAGAATTAAATAACGTTTAGCAATCGTGCCGAAGTACGAAAAAGCTTTACCTTTGTCCTGGTTATATAAATGTAGTTTTTCAAGTAAAAATGACGTTACTTCGTGTTGAAGTTCCGCAATTGTTTCCACCTCAGTATAATAAAATTTAAAGGTATGAATTATATTTTCGGTTAATTTGAAAAACCCATAATCAATACGTTCATTATAAATCCTATTTCTCTTATTTGGATCAGTTTCAGCTAAGTATTCAATAATAGCATCTTCCGTATCTTGAGTGAAATACATCTTTTTAGTTTTGGGTTTTCTCTTTCGAACTGTCCCCCTTTTTGTAAACTGTACTTCTGTTTCCTCTTGTGGAATTATAAGCATTTTTATTTCTAAATTAGCTATCTCCATTTATTTTACAAATTTTATATAATCCGAAAGGGCTTCTTGGATTGTTTTAATATTAGTAAAGAAAAATCCAATTTCATCATCAGATTGAAATGTTTGATTAGCATCAATTTCTTTAATTTTAAATTCAGATTGTTTAACAAGATCGTAAAAATCTGTAATGTATTTTTCTTGGATAGTAATAATGTTTTCAAGTTTCTCTGCTTTTTTTAACAGATTCCATATAACATATCCTATCACACCCAAGAATATTAATACTAAGTTAATAATAATTAATGTTTCCATTTTATATATTGTTTAAAAGATTAGCAAAAGGAGCGTTTGGATTAGATAATTGAGGTGCTTTTGTAGAAAATTTAGAAGGTGCTTTAACCTCTACTTTTTTATCTAATTTAAATTTAGGTAACCATTCTTCCTCAAATTCAATACGAGCAGCCATTAAATCGGCCTGATGTAATATAAATGGTAAAGAAGTACGAGGTTTTTGTTCTACCATATAACCCATTAAATATTTTTTATTAGCTTCATCATATAAACCATCATGGGTCTGGATAGCTACCATTTCATTAAAAGTATATTTAATATCATGAGACATGAGTAAAAACAACGATCTATCTGGTACCGATGCAAATGATAATTTAGTATTGAACGTGTAGTCTTCGCCTAATTTATCACGTCTCCACGCATCAGTTTGTGGAATATAAGATTCGTTTTCATCATCTCCCATTTTACCTAAATCATGATTTAAGGCTGAGAATATTAATTCCTCAAATGTAAAAGTATCCGTATCAGCACCATGTTTTTTCCATACAGAATATAAATCAGTAGCACCATTAATAACACGAATAACGTGGTCTACATATCCTCCTGGGAAGGCACTATGATATTCTTTCTTATGTGCCGCTGGCATTAACATAAGACGTTCTGAGTATTTATTATAAAAATCTAATAATTTCTCCTTACGTGGGGATTCAATATAAACATCAATATAACCTAATAGAATATTCCAATTTTTTTGGATTTGTTCTGCACTTAATTTCATTTCCATATTTTAATTCTCAGTATTTAGTAATGTTTGAACGTCAGCAATCTTTTCTCTCATTTCCTCAATAAAATTTTTAGCTTCCTGAAGTTGACCTCTGGATATTAAATTATTTAATTGGTGGAAAGTGTTGTCTAATTGTTCTAATTTGTCTTGAATTAATTGTTTATATCTCATTTTTATGTATTTGGTTTATTTTTAATAAAAGTTGGGGAATTGAATTGTAAATCTCAATGTTGGGAGAAGGTAATAAAGAAGATTCGGGAAGCCAAATTTTATTTATAGGTTCTTTAAGTATTACCATAGGGTAAGATTCACATTGGTATGTTTCTTCTAATTTATCCCCTAAAAAATCATTATTTGTAACATTAATATTATTATACGTTATACCGGATAATTTTAACCCACGTTCTAACGCTTCACAATACTCACACCCACTTAGTGTAAATATTTCCATTGCCCAATTTTTCATCTTTTCTTATTTTATAGTTTTTTTCTTTTCCACGTTCTAAGCATACGAATGGGGTTTTGTATAGCCTAGTTTTTTATATGACATTTTTGAAGTATGATATAAATATATAGAAGAACGAGAAAAATGCATGATTTTTATTTATCACCTATGTTGGTTAATTGTGAAAGTGAATGTTTAACTTCCAAGATTTTACCCTGAATTTCGGCCGAAAACATAGATTTATACTCCTCCATTTCTTCTTCTATTTGAAGAGTTAAATCCAAGAGAGAAGTAATTTCTTCCTCTGTTAAATGAGGGTTAATAGCATTTTCTACCCCAATGAGGGAAGAAAGTAAAATTGGTTCTAAAGTTTGAATTAAACTTAAAGCAAAATCCATTTCGAAATCGTTTTCCATTTTTTATTTTTTAATTAGTAATATATTGGTTTATCTACGTAAAATAGTTCTGATACAGATTCTATCTCATCAATAGCTTTTTTAAAATCAATAAGGAAAAATTCCCTTGAAGAACCCTGATGACTATTCATTCTTAGATGTTCAAGATTTTTATGAACTATTCCTTCCACTTTATAATCATCAGTAACAGGAATTGCATATTTTAATTCCCATTCAGAAACTGTTCCTGCTCCGTTTATTTCTTTTATCCTTCGAGAAGGGGAAATAGCTTTCCCTATCTTACAAATTCCAGGGTAAGCAATATTAGTTAAAACATAAACATACTTACCTTTTGAGGTAGCTTCATTTAGCCTTGCCTTGCTCGCCACGCATTTTGCGTACATATATACCCAAACCCATGTGTTTTGCTCACCATCTTGACGGAATTTATGCTCAATTCGGTATTCAAAATCAACAAATTGTGGGAGTTTTTGAACAGAAATTTTCCTAAACTGTTTTCTTAACCCCTTCCAATTGTAATTCCAACCCCAATTTTCAAACATATTGGAGATAGGAGAGGTAACGGTTTCAGGATTGTAAATAATGATTTTTCCCTGAGATTCCAATGAAATAGCTTCATCCAGAGTAATAGTTTCTTCTAACATAACTTTTATTTTTATTAATATGCCTGGAATATACGAAACAAAAGTGGGGACCCCAAGGGTCCCTACATATACTTTTTGGAGAAAATTAGCCTACAAGTATGATTGCTCTTTCTACGTTATCTTTTCTTAGGGGAGTATCATGTTCTGTTATCTCATGCCTTCCTAGATACCATTCCTCGTTCTTGTTTCTTTTTATAGTATAGATTGCTGGAGTACTACTTTCATCTTTTCTTATTATAGCATCATCTATTCCTCCTTCGTATCCTCTTACCATTACCTTTACGTCTTGGTCTTTGATTTGAGATAGCTCTTCAATTAATTGTTTTATAGTCATAGCTTTATTATCTCTCGTTCAACTTCTTCTCAATATACTATTTTATCCACAATAGACATTGCCTGTCCATTAACTACCAATGTACTCTCTAGATCTGATATTGATTGGTACTCATCTATGATTTGTTCAACTGAAATTAGTACACATTGTTTGGCTGATTGAATTGGTTTAATATCTTTTTCTGCTCTACTATGTTTAATAAATTTAACA